CACTCTTACAGTAAACAATGAAAATTTATATAGTAATAAACAAAATTGTCGTAAAGAAATGCGTAGTATGGTAGATAATTTTGTTAGCAGAGGTATCTTTTCGCAAGGTACTTGCATAGAGATAGGAGTCTCATTATGAAAATAGTTAAATGGATATGGACATATTTAAAAAGAATAGTATGTGCATTAATAAATAAAAAATGTTGCCCTGAATGTAATTGCAAGGCATAGCAAATGACACCAGAACAAATACAAAAGATAAGTGCTCTAGGTTACATAGTTGTAAACATGGGGCAGTACGTAGAGGACATGAACAAGAATGTTGTTGTCTCTAAAGATGTAGACGGTAACTGGGTTACTGAGGTAGAAGAAATAAAAACTATACTTGTACCTACAGAAACTGTAAAGGTACGTGCTAGAAATACTAAGGGTCACTATGTAAAAGACGATCCTGCCACACCTGAAAACGAAGCATGGACAACTAAAGTAATTAAGAAGGTTACACGAAAAGCATAACGGGGTTGCATTTTTGTCTGTAGTATGTTATAACTATATATGATATAACTATCTCTGGTAGCTAAAGTTACCGTTAACACAGGAGATAGATATGTTAAAAAGATTATTCCATAAAATTATTGAGGCAAGAATAGAGTCAGCAAAACGTAAGATTGCACGTAATCAGTTATATAGCATGTCCGATGTAGAACTAAGAGATATAGGCATAGGTCGGTACGACATAGAAAGAATATTAAGATATGGCTATAAAGAAGCGAACCACTACAGCACGTAAAGCCAAACCACGTAAGATGGCTAAAGGTGGTAGTACAGTAAATGCAGCAGGTAACTACACTAAACCTACTATGCGTAAAAATATCTTTAATAGAATAAAGTCAGGAAGTAAAGGTGGTGGATCAGGTCAATGGTCTGCACGTAAGGCACAGATGCTTGCTAAAGCGTATAAAGCTGCAGGGGGCGGCTACAAAAGTTAGAGGCTACAATGGACCCAGTTACAATTATAGGTGGAGCTACTGTAGCATTTAACGCTCTCAAGAAGGGATTCCAATTTGGAAAAGACCTTCAAGAAATGGGTGGACAACTAAATCAGTGGGCTAGTAGCATGAGCGATCTAGCCTATTTAGAACAGAAAAACAAAAACCCTCCTTGGTGGAAAGCTATGGGAGGTTCTGTTGAGGCAGAAGCCCTAGAAATATTTACAGCTAAGAAGAAAGCAGAGTCTATGCGACAGGAGCTAAAAGACTGGATTAGTTTTACTTATGGTCCTTCTGTTTGGGATGAACTTGTAGCCACTGAAGGTAGAATACGTAAACAAAAGAAAGACCAAGAGTATCGTAAAGCTGAAATACAGGAAGCTATAATTACATGGACAGTTACAGGTTTAATAATATCTTCAGGAATAGGTGCTTTAATATTTTTTGCGTGGTTATTCAATGGTTAAAGCAAATTCACAACAAAGCCTTGACAGGTGGACAAAACAAAAGTGGAGAACTAAAAGTGGTAAACCTTCTACGCAAGGATCAAAAGCTACTGGTGAACGATACCTGCCAGAGGCAGCAATCAAAGGAATGTCTAGTTCTCAGTACTCAGCCAGTAGTGCAAAGAAAAGGAAAGATACAGCAGCAGGTAGGCAGTTTTCTAAACAACCTAAAGCTGCGGCTAAAACTTCCAGACGTTACAGGAGATCATAGTTGGTAATAGATTTTGATGTAGACGGTGATGGTAAAATCACAGCAGAAGAAATAGCAATGAAGGAGCGTATGCTTGAGGTTGAGCTACGTGAAGAAAAAGCTGAGTCACAAAAACTTATGGCATGGGTAGCAATGGGAATGATGATTGTATTTACGGTTATCTTGTTTACCCCACTAATGACAGATACAAGAGTTCAAGCCCTAGCAGATTTGCTTGGGTTATTTTATATTGCACAGACTGGTGTGGTAGCAGCATATATGGGAGCTACAGCTTACATGGCAGGGAAGCCAATGGGCAATAAGATAGCAATGAAAAAGGATATGAGATGAGTTTTAGATTAAGCCAAAGATCAATGGACAGACTTGAGGGAGTACATCCAGACATGACAGCGGTAGTTGAGAGAGCTATCCAACTAACAGGCATAGACTTTGGGGTCACGCAGGGTGTAAGAACTTTAGACGAACAAAAAGCTAACGTGGCTGCAGGACGATCACAGACAATGGCTAGTAAACATTTACTACAGGACGATGGCTTTAGCCATGCAGTAGACGTAGTTGCATATGTAGGATCAGATGTATCATGGGAATTAAATGTATATGACGATATATGTGACGCATTTAAAGAGGCAGCTAAAGAAGTAGGATGCAGCATTAAGTGGGGAGCAGCATGGAGTGAAGGTGACATTCGTACATACGAAGGATCATCAGAGGATGCTATGATGGCATATGTAGATTTGCGTAGGTCACAAGGTCGTAGACCTTTTATTGACGCACCTCATTTTGAGTTAATGTAATGAGATGGTTATTACTCGTGCTATTTTTATCTTCTTGTGGTTTGAGTACTCTCCTTCCGCTAGGAGGATCAGGCGGTCCTACAGTAAATTCTAATGCACAGATAGGTGCAGAGAATAGACAGGCGGTTATGTCTGTAGAACAAACAGAAGAAATTACAGCAGGTAGAGATGTTGTAACTACAGAAGTTTTAAAAGAAGTAGAAACAGGTATGGTTGGAAAACTAAACATTCAAAACATACCACCTTGGGTAATGATCCTATTACTATTAGGATGGTTGTTACCTACACCTACGGAAATGGGCAGAGGTATGTTTAACTTTGTCCTACTATTATTTGGAAGATCAAAACTATGACACGAGCATTAACAGAAAAACAACAGAAGCTATTGGCTGTACTGTTTGACGAGGCAGGTGGAGACATTGTAACCGCAAAGAAACTTGCAGGGTACTCTGACGCTACATCTTCCGCTGAAGTAGTAAAGTCTCTTAAAGAAGAAATACTAGATGCAACGCAGACTTACATGGCACGTAATGCACCTAAAGCTGCAATGTCAATGGTAGGTGCATTGTACGATCCTACAGAGTTAGGTATTCGTGACAAGATGCAAGCTGCCAAAGAACTACTTGATCGTACAGGTCTAGTAAAAACAGAGAAGATGCAAGTAGAAGCAAAGGGCGGTGTAATGCTTATGCCACCTAAACAAATGGATGACAATGACTAAACCTCTACAAAAGTGGAAGTTACCCCAACCAACCGACATAAAAGAAGACAACGAATGGATTGCAATTCCACGCATATCAAGAACAATACCATTCGGATATGAACTAGATAAAGACGATCCCGATGTACTTCAACCTGTTGAGAATGAACTTGACATGCTTGAAGAGGCAAAGAGGTATTTAAAACAGTACTCATATCGTGAGGTAGCGAACTGGCTATCTAGAAATACAGGTAGATCTATATCTCACGTAGGACTCAAGAAACGGTTGGACAATGAGCGAAGAAGAAAAAACAAAGTTGGAAGCCTACGCAGATGGGCAGACTATGCGAAAAAGGCAATCGCCAAAGCGGAGGAAATTGAAAACAAACGCATCGGTGCAAAAGCCTGTGAAGAAGAAAGCTACCCCAAAGCCAGTTAGCATTGTAGAGTCTATACCAGTAGAAGAACAACACAATGTTATATTTAAACCCAATGAAGGTCCACAAACAGACTTTCTAGCTGCAGGTGAGCGTGAGGTGCTATATGGCGGCTCTGCAGGTGGGGGTAAGAGTTATGCAATGCTTGCCGACCCATTAAGGTATATGGGTCATCCTGACTTCTCAGGATTGCTCCTACGGCATACTACGGAAGAACTAAGGGAACTTATCTTTAAGTCACAAGAAATGTACCCTAAGATATGGCCTGGAATTAAATGGTCAGAAC